TGTTCTTCGTTAACCCATTTCGGGTTGCGAACAGATGTGATGGTAACAATCATTTTTTTTCCTCGTCAAGAAATGCGAACATAAAGGGCGTTGGCGTAATATCTAAGTCCATATTGAGAGTCAAAAAGAAATACTACACCCCCAGACATTTTTCGCCAAGTGCCAGATACCGCCGATCCACCGCCGACATAACTACCTCCAACTGAAGTATTTGGAAAAGGGTTGCTAGTAAGGGTTATGGATTGATTGATCTGCGCGTTAACTCTTAAACTGGAGCCAGCAATCGTGCCTCCTGATGCCAAATTGTTATCTGCCGCCATCATAAGAACAGCGTATGAGCCGACACCGCCAAAATCGGTTGAAGCAGCACTGGCGGCAGTAGATTGTGTTGTGCCATTGTTAAAAAGAATATCGGTGTTCCGAACGGTTACTGGCATTTTGTTTCTCCTTAAACAGCGCCGCCAGCCTGAACATCAGACGCAGCAGTAATTGCACCAAAATTGGATACGCGCATAACGACAACGCCGTTATACAAGAATGCCAAATTTGTTCCTTGTTGCTCAATAGTCCAATTTGCCGTATTGAGTTCGGCGGCAGTAGATGCTGACGCAGCATTGATGTTCCAGTTGCCAGAAGCATCACTGCCATCTCTTGCTGGAACATTCAAATTGGCTCGTGCAGCAGAGGCTGTGGTTGCAGCAGTGCCTCCGTTGACAATAGGAAGTGCGTTGACCAATCCGTCAGTCGCGTCCAAACGACCAGACGAATCTAGGTTGTTTGCAAGCTGCGATAAGTTGTACGCTTGAGTCATTTCATATCCTTATGCGGGGCCAATCCTAGCAAAAGTTTGCTGATTGAGCAAGGTAAAGTTGTTGTTGAAGGCTTGAACCAGATTGTATCCAGCCGAGTTTGCCGTGTAGTCCAAGCCAGTTCCTTGGGCCAGCAAAGCTCCGTTTGCATACACTTCCATAGCCAAGGGATTGCTTGGGAAGACATAGCTCAAAGCTCCATTGATGGAATAAGCCACAGTGTTTGTCACGTTGGATGCCGGAACACCAAAGTTGTTTTCAGAAAACATGATGAACGTCATTTTTCCAGCCACACCAGCCGGGAAGCCGCCAATTGAATTGCCAGAAAGGTCATAGTCAATTTCGCTAAATTGTGCGCCGTTGACGTAAACCATTTCAAAACCATTGCGAATCGTGAACTCAGGCGGCTCGTATGAGTTAGCAGCACTCAAGTCAACCGTGTATCGGCTAAACGGCCTGTATGTTGAACCAGCAGCCCTACGCCTAAACGCGCTAAACCCATTGGTTGCTCCAGCAATGTTGGTTGTAAACACAATTGTTTTGGTGGTCGTGTTGACAGACTGAACAGTGTAGGTTGTAGGCGTGTCTGCTGGCTGAGGCTGTGCGGCTGCAAAGCAAAGCAGGTCGCCTGCGCTGATAATTTGATAAGCTGGTGCGCTATAGGTAATTGAGTTGGCTGTACTTGAGACAATTGTTACGTTCAAGTTTTCGTAGTATTGATCTGTACTGACGGCCCTCATGTTGAATACAGTCACAACCTCGCCAGAAGCGCAAGCATTATCTAAAACTACAGTTGTGGTCGTTTCAGAGTAATCGCTTGTGTCTTGCAGTACGCCATCACGAAATACAAGAATGTTGCCTACAACATGATTGACGCTAAAAGTGGTCTGTCCAGATGTTGCAATGAAAACATTTTCTGTGTAAAAGAAGTCATCAGGCTGCGTGAATCCGACAACACGACCAAACACATCAACGGTCAAAGTGGCTGCGTTAAACGTCTTGGAGTAAACACCATTGCCAAAGTTGAGGAACTTTTGCAAAGACACAATCATTGAGCCGTTTGTATTGTTGCTCACACTCAACAAACCATCGGCAGAACTAATTGCTGTTGTTCCTGCTTTGGTCAATTGACCAGTTCGCAAGTCAAGATCAATAAAGTTAGTCCCGTCTTCTAGCGCGCCCCAAACAGAAGTGTCGTACACAGATGATTCAGTAGGCACAAAAGCGCCGCCAAGGTTGTTGAACGCAGCATTTCCTACGGCAAAACTAAACTTGCGATTTGTTCGATTTGCATACAGCAAATAATTTGATGAGCCAAAGTTGCCTGCATACCAAGTGTAGTCAGCAGGGTTAGTGCTGGCATTGGCTGTGACGTTATTCTGCAAGCCGTAATACGTCTTGTTGCGAGGGTTTGTGCTAAAGCCAGATGTGCCTGTGGCGTTGTCTGCATAACGCACAGCAAGGTATCTTTCGGTGTATTGGAAAGTAGTTGGCCTCCAGTTAAACAAAGCACTTGCTGGCGAATATTGGCTTGTAGCCACAGGATTGACAAGGCGATAGAACAAGTACCAATTGCCTGCCGGAATCTGCACCTCAACTGTTGGCAGCGTCTGACCAGCAGAGTAAGGCACTCCGTTGCTTGGAATGCTTGTTGTGCCGCCCAAGTAAATTTGCGATGCTGTTGGGTTGCTAAATGCCGAATACCAAACTTCTGCATAGGTGACAAATCCACCGCTGCCAACGTAAGGCTGAACAGTAAAGCTAGGCACTGGCGAACTTGGGAATGACGACACAACAATTGGCGCAATCAAGTTGCCAAAGTTTGCAGGGTCCGGCAAATTTGTGTTTGGCGCAGGGGTGTATTTAGTAATGTCGCGGTCGTCATACACCTGTGCGTTGTATTCATTCAACTCAAAGGTTGCACCAAGATTGCCATCAGGCAAACTGACTTCAGACACCTTCATGACACGAAACAGCTTTGCCGTCCAGCCGTAGGATGAGTTTGTGATTGAGATGACATCACCAGCGTCAACTTGAATGCCCGTGTATGCGGTGCTGATGTTGACGATCAGGTCTTCACGAGCCTGTTCAAGAATGCGGGAAGCCAAATACTGAGCTTGCACAGAGTCATTAACCATCGACAATTGGATGGAAGACTTGTTTACTGGTTCGTTGGGATACAGCAATCCAGCGGGTGTTTCGTAGTACACAAAGTCAGATTGATCGCGGTTCTCTTTGCTTGGGAACTCGGCTTCAATTTGGTTTACGCTGCTAGTAATGTCATAAGCACTGACGCGAATCTCGCCAATGATGTTGCTGTCATCAAACGCAAGTGCTGTTGTTTCTGCCTTGTTGATGACAACACCCCACTGCCCTTTGGCTGCGTTGTATTGATTCCAAGAGTCGCAAGCAATCATGATTGCGTTGATGTTCTCCAAACATGATTGGCCTGTATCAATAACACCGTTGATGCGATAGCGTGGCTGAAAAAACTGTGTGCCATTTTGCAAGTAGGGAATCAAGCCGTCCGAGTATGTGTTCAAAGCAGCAGCAGAAGTTGCATCAACAATGTCAGCAGCCATAGCGCCGCCATACAGTTCGTTTGTGATGTAGTCATACCAAACATCACCCGGCTTTGCAGCGCCAGTTCCATTGAGATATTGACGGGCTTTAAACGTAACGGTTTGCATACCCGTTGTTTCTGCATCTCGGTTGTAGTTCAGCTTGATGATTGCAAAAGCCAAGCCATTCATTTGCCTGACGTTACTTAACCAACGAGTCTCTAAGGGAATGTCGCTGCCACCCATAAAGATGTTCGGCAAAGATGCGCCATTGGTCGAGCTAATCACACCAGCCTGTGTTGATGTGTACAAGGCGATAAACAGGTTGCCGCTAACCTTTGTGTCAACGCCGCCAGCGCCATCAGTAAGGCTAACAACCCTTGTCCTGTCAGTTGCGTCAAATGCAATTTTCCTATCGCCCCAATACATATCAGATTGGTCAAACGTAAACTGACCATTTGGACTGATGTGCGAGACAACCATGACGTAGTACATTGTTTTGGCGTCTGTACTCAAGACGGCATCAACAAACCTGCCGCCGCAGTAAGCATCTCCGTAAACAATTGGAATGCTGTTGGTAGATGACGGGGGAACTTGCTGGCGAACGCCGTTGTCGATTGCTTGGCTGCTTCCTGCGTCTGGTGCAAATACACGAGACACAATGCTAGACACTGCAAAGTTAATCACAAAAGCAGCCGCAATTTGTCCATATGTAAACGCAGCAATAGCAGTCTTTGTAACTGCGGCAACAATCATTGACCCAACCATATCTATTCCTTCACAAAACTAGCGCCAACCGCCTTGTAGCCGCGCTTGGTGTAATCAATCAATGGGCCTGATGCCGATACAGATGTAATGACGCAATGAACATCGCCACTGCTCAACATCTGATCGGCTTGCTGGTCAAACGCTTTCCAGAGCCGACCACCAATTGTGCCGTTTCTGTACTCAGGCTCTACCCACCAAAGCAACTCATTCAATTCTCTCACCTTTGGACACCAGATGTTCTGATTCTTGATGCCAATAATTGCGCCTCTCATGTGCTTATCTATATAGACAAACCCGCGCCCCATGATGATGCCAAACAACAAGCTCTCAACATATTTAGGGTCATGATTGACCTGTTTACCCAAAACCGTAATGGGATTCTCAAAGGCATACGCCTCAACAATCTCAAGCAGTCGTGGTATGTCGTATCTTGTCGCTAGTCTTATCATCGTCCAAAGATTCTTTGTGATGGTGCGTTAGATGAAGCCTGACTGCCAGAGGTATTGGGTTGACCGCCAAAGTCAAAGTATGAGCCAGCAATAGTCGGAACTCGGTTCATGCTTGTGTCGTTTGGATAGTACACCTGCCAAATCTTTGGTGTCGTGCGTACACCGCCAACACGGTTCTCAAGGATTGTCCGGAACGAGGCACAGGACAGACCAACAGTTGCCACGCGAATGCGTAGCTGCTCGTTGAAGTCTTCTGTGATTGAGTAATTGGAAACAATGCCTTGATAACGCTTGAAAAACTGCTGCGTAGGCGTTGTAATGATTTGGTTGTTGGAGTCCAAGAATCCACGCCACACCTCAATGCGTGAACCTTTAATGTTAGACCCCAAAACAACAGCCACGTTAGTTCCGTCAACTCCAGTCAAGGACACAGACAAGTCAGAGCTAGTTGCTTTGATGTCTCGCTTGATGTCGCTCAGTTGCAGCAGACTACCAAGGTTTGTGAACGCGATGCCGTTGACAGTGATTGGTGACGCTGCGTTGCAAAACGTATATATGTTTGACGAAACAGTAAGCCTAATAAATTCTGCTTGCTGAATAGACGAGCTATTCAGCGCGGTCATTGTTGTAGTCATCCTGTAATGTCCTCTCTAAATACAAACGCTTCATCCCATTGCACAAAGGCACTTCCGGGTGCTGGCATAAGTGTATAGGTTGGGCATTTTTCTGCCAAGACTGTAAAAGTACAATCGTTTCCTACGTTGGTCAAAGTGCCAACAGACACAGTGCCAATCACAGGACGATGCAGGCTGACGGATACAGTTGTGTTAACGCCGCGCAAAACATCTTGGCGCACTTTGTATGTGTATTGACCCATCTGCAAGAAATCACCAGCCTTAAACACAATCCTTGCTGAAGGCACGGATGGAAGATTGCCAACAGAAATAATTTGCGAGTTGGCAGCAGGCACAGCAGCCAAAGTCAAGGCATTTACTTGCGGAAGAGTCAATTCACCCTGATACGCAGTAAACCAAGACAAGTTGCCGCTGTTGAACGTGATTGTCTCTGGCAACTGGCGATCAAGGTTGTCAATCGTTTGAATGATGTCTCGGGAAGTCGCATAAGGCAGATAGTTGTGAGGCACAACTGTAAACACCCACGGCACAGCAGTAAGGTATTGAGCCACGCGCACCTGACCAGAACGGCTGACCTGCTGGCCTACCGTCCTTCGGTTATTCACAGTCATGGACTGCTGATTCTCAAAGATGGTCTGGAACGACATTATGTTCTCCCGAAATTGGTAGCGAGGTTCTTGTTGGCGTACTGATTAGCCGCCCAAATCGCGTTAGAACTGCCTAGAAGACGATCTTCAAACGATTTGGTGTCAATGGCATTAATGTAGTTGTTTGTCACGTTGGTGGTGGTTGTCATGCCCATGCTGTGGTTCGGGATGATCGTGCCCGATCCCGATGGAACAAACATTTCTGGACCTTTCTCGCCAACCATGTATGGAGTGTTAGCAGAAACAGGGCCGCCATTGGCTCTTAGGCCGATGCCGCTACCTGATGGCGCATTAAGAGCATACATACTTGGGTTGCCAATGCCAGTTGTAGGAGCAAATCTGGCAAACAAACCACGCAGCAACGTCATAGCCTGCATCTTCATGTGCATGGCAATTAAGTCTTGGATGACGCTACGAGCAAAGTCTTTCATGCTCAACTTGCCAGTCTTGACAAAGTTGTCAATGGCAGAACTCATGTTGTTCCACACAGAGTCAAACACACGCTGCGTCCTGAGCATGGATGTCTCAATCTCAATAAACAGCTTTGCCATTTGCTCTTGGCGGTCAATTTGGTCAAGGTTAAACTGCTGGTCAGGACCGCCTTGCGCTTCAACCTCTTTCCTGCGCCGTGCGTACTCAAGCGAAAGCTGTGCAAGCCTTTGCTCTTTCTCCATTGCAAAGATCATCTTGTTCCGCATCTCCAGTTGCTCTTTGGCAAATTCCATTTCTCTGGTTCTGCCTTGATTTTGAGTGCGGATAGCAGCCAGTCGATTATCTTCAGTCGCTCTAGCAAGATTTGCTTCATCACGCAGTTTTTGCTCATCAGCAAATTCGGCAAGCATATATTTGGTGCGAATTTGCCTAATCCTTTCGGCAGTCTCAGTGGCAATGACGATAGCCTTATTTTTGTAAATCTCAAGGTTCTGCGCGGTGGCCCTGCCGTCTTCTTCACGGTTCTTTTGCGCCATCTCTGTGCGAGCATCAGCCAACTTCTTCATTGACTCAAGCTGCAAAGCCTCAATCTCTCCAACACCTACACGAGCGCCTGCAAACTCTGCATCGGTCTGAGCTTTGGCGACTTCAAATGCTTTGCTACGCAGCATTCCCTTGTACTTGTCGTACTCGTCAATTTTGGCTTTGGCATCGCCAACATCTTTGGCTGTTGTTGATCTGTTTTGCAGTCGCTGAATTTCAAGGATGTTTTCTTTGGCTGCTTCAAGAGCCGCAAGAGTTTTGCGCCATCCACGAGTGAAAACAGTGTCCTCATCCTCTTTGGTTCCAGCCAGCTTTTTCTTGACCATATCAATTTGATTGGTCAATGAGTCCAAAGTCTCGGTCTGAGTTGGACCTGTAAGCAATTCTTTCAGCTTGTCGTAATAACCGCTGACAGCTTTTGTAACATCCTTCCAAGCTCCCTCAAGAATGCCAAGCTCTCGGCGCTGTTGCTCAAGTTTGGTGTTCAGGGCTACAGCCACAACTTGTGCGGCCTCTTGTTTTTTGCCTGCCCTTTCAAGGGCTTCAATTTGCTTGTACTGCTCAAGCGTCAAAAAGTTCATCTCTTTATTAAGAGACTTTGCGCCTTCAGTAGTGCCGTTCAAACCGCCTTTTAGTTTGTCAGTTGCTTCTTTTGCGCTAACGCCTGCAATCTCAGAATAAGTGATGACTGCTTGAGTGACTGCCTCAAAAGCCTTGCCAGTAAACTGGCCTGTGGAAATTACTTCCATCAAAGCATCTTTAGTTTTGCCAATGCTTGCGTTTGTGCTTTCGCTAAGTGTCTTGGCAAGCCTGAAGAAAGATTCTTCGGTTACGCCAGAAAACTTGCCTGTCAATGTCAATGCGTCTTGCAGCCTGTGCAAGTCATCTGCCGCCTGATATGCGGCAAGAGCCATAGTGCCAATTGCCAGTGCAGCACCGCCAGCGCCAATTGTTACAGGCGTAAACAAAGAGCCAACAGCACGGAGCGCATTGCCTACGCCACCCATGACGTCTTTAAGCTGACCACCCTGCTGCAAGATGGCGATAAATGGGCTTTGGCCGGAAGCGATCTGTGTCACCAAGTCAGTTGTTTGGTAAGTCAACTGAATCTTCTGTTGCTCGTTCATCTTAAACTGAGCGTTAGTCGCATTCTTAGCAGAAGCAGCCATCTTGTCATAAGCTGCCGCCTGATCCATCAAACGCCTCTTCATGTCAGAAGTAGCGTTCATGAATTTGCCGCTGGTTGTCTCACGCTGCATCAACTCAACGCGAGACAATGCCTTACCATAATCATCAGTGGCGTGAGTTAGCTCTCTCAACTCTTTTGCCGCAGCATCAGTGTCGCGGCGAATCGCATTTTTCAGCTTCGCATTTTCAGAAATGGCTTTATCGATAGACGCAGTAAATTCAGCCGTGTCCAAGCCAAGGACAACGCCAAGTCGGGCAATGTTTTGTGAAGCCATTATTTGTTCCTCTTGCGTTCCAGTTTCTTGGCGTAATCAACGATTCCTTGAGCCAATTCAGATTTTAGTGCGCCAAGTACTGTCTGTACGTTTTCTTGCAATGCAGGGCGTAAAAAAGGGTTTGCTGGCGTCTTCTTAGTGCCAAACTCGTTTGCCAGTGAAACAGCACTCTTTTTGACTGATACAACCGCAATTGCCGCATCAGTTTCATTGACATATTCACTGCGTTTATCCCTTTCGCTTGGGACGCGAGCATTCACGCGAATGGTGTCTCTCATGTGAAATGGATTGTCGGCATCCCTTGGCTTATCGCCAACTCTGGCCTTGGACTTGGCAGAGTTCAAAACCGACTCCATAGCCGACTTAGCCGCAGGAACAAGAGTGTTCCTAGCAACCAAGTCACCCCGAAAATCCCTAGCCATCTCTTGTAATTGCTGCTCAAACTCAGCAAATCCGGTTAGCTGGTATTTTTGCCCTTGAGGGGTATAGGCCATGTCAAACTTTCAAGAATGCCTCCGAACCGGGCTTCATCGCTACAAACGCCATCAATTGCTTGTTCGTCTGTTCACGCTGCTGCTCTTCGCTCAAAGGCGGGACGATATAGTCGTGCGTTGACGGCAAGACATCCTGCATTCGGAATGGCTTTGCCGTCTTCTGCATTTTCGAGTTTAAGTTGCCTGTGGTCAAGGAACTTAGCGCCAGCAAGACAGCCTTGTTCCCAATCATCCCATCAACCAACATAATCTCAATGTTCCGCAGGTCATCGACCGGAATATCGTCAGGACACCCACCGTGAGCGTACACATACGCTCGGGCTTGTGAGTGGGCGTCCTGTATTAGTTTTTTCTGGAATCCTTGTAGCCGGGTTGGATTGCCTCTGCAATCTTGGCAATCATTTCCAACTGCACAGCCATAGGCCACTCAGCGTCAATTTCCTCATAGGTCAAGTTGTCCAGAGTACCGACCTCTGGAACCAGCAGCCTGATGAAGTAAACAATTCGCTGTTCCATCATGATGATTTGACGGACCAAATCCTTTGTGGATCGGCCCTCAACAATGACATCATCTTCTGTGATTTCCACACCCTCAATCAATGTGCCAGTACGGAAGCTGGACGACATCTTTTCGTATCGCTGCTTCAGGACTTCATCGTCAATGGTTGTGATTGCTGTCTCAATTTGCTCCATCTCTTTGGTCAAAGGGATGCGAACCTTAAAGACATGACCACCAAGCTCAAATGTCTTGGTGCGTAGATGTGCGGATGCCTTTTGGTAACTGTCGCCAAAAGCAGATTGAATGCGTGACATAATTTTTCCTTATCTTGTCGTTTTGATGATCTTTTCATAGACAGCCTGATTCAAGGCGATGGCATATTCCACGGCCTGTTCGGGTGTCATCTTGTCGGCGTGATGCCTTGCAATGTCGTGAGCCAACGCAATAGCAGTGATGCGTTGTTGTGTAAAGCCAAACCAATTCTTGGAAGAATCGGCTTGGCTCACAAGGAAACTCAGCAGGTCTGTATTGTCTTTTATTGTCGTCATGTTGTATTAAGCGTTGTTGGACCAGCCGTAGCTGTTGCCACCGATGGGGTGGATGGTGAAGTTGAACTTACCTTCGGCAGAAGGAGACATATCCCAAGACATACCGCCAACCATGCCGTTAAAAGCGTAGGCAACAGTGTCTTCGCCGTCATACACGGCAACCACATAGGTGCGAACGATTGTGCCGTTGTAGCCGTCTTCGCGGATCAGCAACTGTGCTGTATCAGCGGGATTCCAAGCAGCAGTGATAGTCAGCGAGGTCACTTGGTTTTGTGTGGTGATCTTTGCACCAGTACGAGCGCCAGCCACAGAGTAAGCAGCGAAAGCATCGTCAGCACCGAAAGCAGGAATTGCTTCCACAGGCACGAGAATGCCATCAGTGCCAGTGCCGCCAGCAGCAGTGCCAATGATGTCGGCAACTTGACCAGTCCATGTGGACAGTTGAGTATCAGTCAGAGGTGTGGGCGTAGCGCCAGTTTGACACCAGAGGGTCGCCACATATCCGGGCAAGACTTTGTTAATGAGAGCCATTTTGAGTTTCCTTCAAAAGATAGTTGAACAAATTGTCTTGTATTACGCCGGGACGTCTATGGTGCAATCCAAGAAGATTTGCGCCATATTTTCCTCGTTGTTGTAGCTATTGTAAAGCCACATCACATCGGCCTTCGCAATGAAAAAGCCATCTGTGGGACTTCCAAGTTGACCACTATATCCATGCAGACTCTGAAGAATCTGATTGGAGATAGTGAACCCGTCTTCAATCTGTTGGGTAAAGATTGAAATCTGAAATACAGGACGGTCAATGCCTTTGTTGCTCTGCTGCTGACCCGTATAGACGGGCTGATGGACGTTTCGCAGCATCCAAGTAATAAACTTAGGCTGATCGGCAAAGTTTCGGTTAAACGATGCGTAAACAGGCACAGGATTGACGATCTGACTCAGCGTGTACTGAATCGCCTTGCCATACTGTACGACATTGTTTTGTGTTGCCATTTACACCGCCGTAACAGGGTCAGAGCGATAGCACATCATTTTCACGTTCATCCGATTGTTCGTTTCACGGACATCGGTGATGCGGTAAAAATTGCCGCGCCAGAAAATAGAGTAAGACTGCTGATGGTCAACAATCCGCTTTGTGTTTGGCGTGTAATTGAATGTGAAATTCACCAAGTCTTGATACAGACGGTACTTGTCCGAAATCTTGACGTTGTTCGCCACATCTTCCACTCGCGCACGGGTCTTGAACCACTCGGTCTGAGTGGTTGCCTGCTCACCAAAACTTGACTTGCTGAAAGTCAAATTGTAGATGGCAACATCTTCAAAACGCGCAATAGACATTTACATCACCAGTGGCTTGTAAGGACGCAGCAAAGTCTGAGCGCCATAAGGGATGGTCTTCAGCTTGGTTTCAGTTGTGTCCGAACGGTTGTTGTACAGGTGCGTGAGAATCAGCAATCCAGCCTGCTTAATCACGGGATAAGCCGCCAAAGGACTGCCCACGGTCGTGTACTGCACCACAATTGGAGCCGTCATCTGTGTGTTGATGTCGGTCGGCAAGCTGGTGATGATGATTTTGTTACCGCTGTTGTCGTAGTAATACTGCGATGGGTCAACAGGAACAAAGACAGGCGGGAAAAGAGAGTTGTAATAACCGACAGAACCGATTGTCAGAGGCGCAAGGTTTGGTTGCACATTCTGACTGACTTCTGGCAGGTCAAGACTCACAGGAGTGGCCGTCAAGCTCTCTGCGCCATACCAAACACGGTACGTTACAGGGAAGATCGACAGCCCGAGGTAGTCCTCAATGTACATCCGAGTTGCCAAATCCAAGCCCATGACATAGCTGTCTTGGCTCTGATCGTCAAACAAGTTCAATTGATTGGTGACTTCATCAGGAGTCAGCCAATTGGTGGTCACATCCCTGCCAATCTGCTCAACCTTGACGTAGTTAAACGGATTGCGGGTTTGACCACCGTAAGGCAGGCCAGTCAATACACTTTGCACGGACATACTTATCCCCTATTAGGCGCTCATGCGAACACCAGCAAACGGGTCACGCACGGAGCTAACTACACGCTTTTCTGCGTACAGTGTAACGAATCCGGGCGCAGTTTGGTCCATCATTTGAATCGACATCTGCTCGGTGTCGCCAATGGTCAGGAAACGAGGCCAGTTTGCCAAGTAGATTGGGAAGCCTGTGGACAGGTATGGGTTTGGAATCACAGGGAAACCAAACATACGACCAACAGCAGCGCCGTCTTCATCACCAACTTCCAAGAACAATGGCAAGCCTTGCGAATCCTTCAGGCTACGCAGCGAATCAATCATGGATGGGCGAATGTGCCAAGCATTACCGGGCAAAGACCAGTATTGGCTTGGGAAGGCATTAACGACATCAACGATGTTGTTGTACACCACGCCGCCGCCAGTTTGAGCCACGGTAGCGATGCTGTGAATGCCGTTTGTGATGGCCGTGCCAGATGTGCCATAAGCACTTGCAGAGGCAGACACATACATATCCAAACCACGCAGGCCGGATGTTGCGCCAGTGGATGTGGTGGTCGAGCCGGACTGGTCAGAGTTGACCGCCATAGAAGCGCCTTCAACTTGAGCAAATTCCAGCGCGAGGTCTTCGACAATGGTTGCTTCAAGGTTATTGACATCCGACATTACAGCCGAACGAATAGGCAATTGAGCAGTAACAGCACGAACAGGCAATTGCCAAATCGATGTGTTGGTGTCAGGAGTACCCACGTTATTTTGAACGGGATAACCCCAAGGGTTTGTTTGGTTGGTTGCGTTACCAGTCTTGGCAACGAACTGCATATCAGAGCCAGCAACAGGCACGATCCGCGAACCAATTCGGAAAGGGTTTGCGTAGCGCAAGGCGGCAAAAGCATCATCAAATACTGCACGACCACCCACACCAGAGCCAGAGCCAGTGATTGCAGAGGCTTCTTTCAGGTCGATGTTGACTGTGCCGCCTTCAGTAATGGCTTGCTTAATTCCAGCGAGGATTTTTTCAGTGATGGTCATGGCAATTTCCTAAAGTTGAGGCGCAAAAAGGAGGGGCCGTAGCCCCCCCATTTTTATCAGGTCGCAGTGCCTGTCGAACGATAGCGCACACCAGCAAAGGGATCGCGCACCGATGTTGCCAAACGCTTCTCACCAAAGAAGGTGATGAAACCGGGCAAAGTCTGGTCATAGCGGCGCATAACCATGTTCAAGCGGTCAATGATGGTGTGGAAGCGGCTCCAGTCAGCAAAGTACATTGGGTACAAGCTGGTTGTGCCAGCAGTGCCAGTAGTTGTCTGGGAAGGATTATCCAGATACTTGTTGACCACCACATCAAAGCCCAACAGGCGACCAACGATGCCGTCAGTTTCCAGCGGGGACATACGCTCAAACACGGGAGTGCCGTTGTCGTCCACCAAGCCACGGATTTGGGCCAGCAAGACAGGGCTTACAACGAACTTGGCGCTCTCAGTCCAGTACTGCTGTGGCAGTGCGTAGATGAAGTTCACAACGTCTTTGTAAGTGATGTTTGCAGCGCCAACAGTGTTGCCGTTGGTGGTGATCTGGTCGTAGGTAGCCAAGCTGTGCAGGCCAGAGCTAGAGCCAGTGCCGGACGAGCCAAAAGCAGCCTCAGAGGTAGTGCCGCCAGCGTACACGCTGTTAGCACCACCGTACTGGTCCAAACCACGCAGGCCGTCAGCGCCGCCCGTGGCAACAGTAGTGCCGCTACCGCTTTGGTCGTTGTTCACGATCATGGACAGGGCTTCGCTCTGAGCGAATTCAGCCAGCATATCGTCAACCACGTTGGCTTCCAAGCCATCGATGTCGTCCAAAGCCGCAGTACGGATTGGGAACTGGACGTTGATGTCCTTCAACACGATTTGCCAGATGGAAGTGTTTTCAGTTGTAGGAGTGCCGTTGTTCTGGATGGCGTAGCCCCACTGAGCGCCAGCATTACCAGTCTTGACACGGAACTGATAGCTAGAGCCATCAGTAGCTACAGTGCGAGACACGCCGCGCAAGGGGTTAGCCAAACGCAGAGCGCGGAACACTGGATCGTAAGCAGTACGACCACCCTTACCATCACCGCCAGCGGTCAAAGCAGAGGCTTCTTTCAGGTACGCTTCCATCTGAGCTTCATCAGCAAAAATCTTCAACTCTTTCTCGAAAGAAGACTTGCCATTCAGGACAGATTTCAGTTGCTCACGAACCGACTTGTTCACATCGCCGCGAACAGTCTTGGCAGGCTTGATGAGGGCAGGAGCTTGCACGGAGGCGACTTTGGCTTCCAGAGCAGCAACCATTTCGCTGAATTCGGCTTTGACGGCCTCAACAGCAGCGGGGATTTTGGCTTCAATAGCCGAGATGCCTTCAGCTTGTTTAGCTTCGATAGCATCCAATTTCTCAAGAATAACTTGTGACATGATTAACCTTTCAGTCGTTTGTCTAGGAGTTTAAGAAACTCACGTTGCTCAAGAGCAGCGAGAATTTCAGCTTCGGTTGCCTCCGCATCAGAATCACTCTGAGTTGGCGCATTTTCAATAGGCGGTTTCACAGCATCACGCTGCTCAATCACCGTCTTGAACACAGATGCGGCGGCAACCGACATCTGCTTGGACAGACCTGCATCCCGCAGGGCTTCTTCCAATACTTTCAGGTCAGCAGAGCCGTCTTCACGGAAATACTCTAGCTTTTTGACCTCTGCTTTGGGATTGTTGGGGTACATCACCACGCTAGTTTCACGCAGGCCACCTTTAGTGATCTGGAAATAGCCGTCTTCGTAGTAGTCGCCAGAGCCAGCAGGAAATGGCTCTCCATCTTCCTTAACCCACTGATATTCATCAGCGTAAGCGCCAACAGAAACGCCGCCAAACATATTGGGCGACTCAGACATGACTTGGTACAGGTCAGAACCAGCAGTGGTGTTCAAGAACAAGCGACCTTTGGCGCTCATGCCCTCATCATCCATTTCCAACTCTGTCCATTCGCCAACAGGCATGGAATCAGCGTTGTGGTTCAGGAACATTGGGAGTGGACGACCTGACTCGGCAAATTGCTCTGCCCATTCCATAAATCCTTCAGGCTTGTAGAAGAATTTACGACCATCAGCGCCTTCACGAGCGCCCCAAGTGGTGATACGAGCTTCAATTTTTCCTGTCGGTTCGCCGTTTGCGGCCTTTTCGGACAGGTTCAGCTTTGCTTCGCAGATTAGATTCAGTTGCTTCATTGATTGCCCCTAAAGCAATGGATAAATTATTGTCCTGTATTTTAGGGGATTGCCCCTGTGATACGGGCAATTGTATTGGTGGTCTAATGACCTGTCTTGCTAATGCTACCAGATATTTTGAATCAGTACGCATTTTTATTCAAGTCTTAGAGCCGATGTTCATCTTCTTAGATTGGCTTCCACCACCGCCGCCCGTATCCTGCGGAGAGCTGCCAGCAATTGGCTCTTCCGGTTTGTCATCCTTCACCAACTCGTCTGCCCCATCAATGTGAGGCATATTCATATATTCACGGGCCTCGTTCGGAGTCATGATGCCATTCTTCACGCCAGCAGTCGCAAAGTTCATCTGGTCCAGAGGAGCGCCCTTGAGGAAATTCTTGGTGTCGAACTCAATACACAGGCTTGGGTAGCCTTGCAGCAAGTGAGCCTTGAGTTTTTCCTGCACGTTCACAATGACAGGGAACATGGTTGACTTGTAAAACTCATCCAACTGCGTTTGAGTGTTGTTGAACTTGCTGTCAGAGATACCAATCATGGACGGAGGCACACCGAACAAACCGCAGATACGCTTCATGGTTTGCAGCTTCAAAGCAGCAGCGTCAGCGTCCTGTAAGTTCAGCATTTCCAGCTTCTGGTACTTCATTCCTTGGTCAAGCAACATACCTTGGCCCGGTTTGCTTGGGTCAGAGGATTTGCTGCCAGTCATGTTGGCCCAAGCCTCTTTCAGACGGGCCGCAACCTCTTTGTATTTGCCATCAGGCACAACCTGATCGGTCACAAACATACCCGAGGGCTTTGCGCCGTTCTGCATGACAAAGTTGGCGTACAAATCAATGTCTTGGTCAAGGCCGACCAACTCAGTTGCCAAAATGCCTTTGTTAAAGCCAGCAGAACCTTGCCAAGCCATTTCTTTGCAGTGCATGACCTGATGCGCTGCCAATGGCTCGTCCTTGCTAAAGCCATAACTTGGTGTGGACAGGCGATAGGACGGATAACGGGTAGGAGTGATCTGAGCAGCAATCAAAGTGCTGTCCAGAACATACATCTCCAGCGGAGTTTCGGTCGAGCTTTTCTGATCCTTCCTCCACCACAGGGTAAAGGCTTCACCAGACAGTTCGTACCACATAAGCCACTGATACCAGAATTCGTATTTGCTCTGGAAGTTGTTTGGGTTGCCCAACAGCTTGGCAACCTGCTTGGCTTTCGCCTTGTCCCGAGCGCCAACCTTGTCAGAGCGAATGGCATCAACATATTGACCATCTTCTGTTTCGCAGCACACCTTCAACGGCAACTGAGCAAGCGCACGGGCCTTCAGGCCAACGCAGGCCATGATTGTGCTGTTGCGACTCAGCACCGACATATCCACGCTACGACCAGCAGCAGTGGCGCTGGAGGTGGTCACATAGAGAATCTGAGTATTGACCGTTGGACGCTTGTTATCGCCTTGATAGACGATATTGTTGCCCAAAGCGGTCTGTCCAAAGAGTGTGTTGGCCTCGTTTTGGCCTACATCTTTGCGCTTGAAAATATCAAGAATACCCATGATTCGCTCCTATTTCCACATACTTTACCACTCCAGCGACCTAAAGCCAAATGAATCGCTTACAAATACGTTATCCAAATGGCAGTGAAGAGCCATAATCATCGCAATAATGCCGTCAACTTTGGC